ACAGGAATCCGAAAGGCAGGAGGGCGGAGCACATGACGCTGAAACCTGAACACATTGTAGAAGCGCTGAACAAAAAGACGTTTGATGAAATCGACCCGGACGAAGTTCTGAAACATTACGGCTACAAGCCGGAAGAAGTTCGTTGCAACGGCGTCGGGATCGGTGTATGGCGCAAGGAAGAAGCGTTTCAGAAGTTGGGGGACATCGGGGCATTCATGAGGTTTGTTGACCATAAAGCAAAAGCCCGGATCGAGTTCAACTACGACCCGGACTTTCCGGCGGCGTTGCTTATTACACACGCCGCCACAAAGACGTAAGATCAGTTTCCCAGAAGCGTGCATTTGCATCCTTGAGGAAAACAAGGAGAAGATTCAAAGTCCTCTGGCGATGTCCAGCAAACCTCTGCGGATTCAAGGCCGGATGTTCCAACCTTTTCAAAGACTTCCCATGCGTACTGTTCCATTTTCTTACAAGCTGCTATACGTTCAGATATGGGTAGTGCGCGAAGATCGACAAAGTAGTATTTCATAAATTCACCCCCTCCCCATTTTATATGTTCAAATTATAGCACGGCGGGGAGTACAAGCACAACAAGGAGCACGAGGGTATGAGCAAATGGCCGAAAAGATGAAGCCGGACAAGCTGATGCTGGATGTCCGGCAGGCCGACGCCGCGGGGCTGTCCTACGGCAGGTGGAGATTTGAAGAAACCGAGCGTATTCGCAAGGGAAAAGAGATCATCCGCCGTCAGTGCGAAGAACGGCGGCGTCGGCGAGATGAAGCCTTATCTGGCAAGGGCTGAAAGAACACGCCAGAGCGGCCCGCATGGGCAGGCGGTATGTCCGACACCGCCTTTATATGGTGCGGCCAGTGCAGGCGGGGAGCGTCAAGCCCTGCTGCCCGGTGCCAACTCCGGGGCGCACCTCCATATCCGAAGATTCACCTGCAAGCAGAAAGGACAAAAAGTATGGCATACGCATTCATTCATGGGGAAGCCACGGACGATGGCGCAAAGGTCGAGTTCAAGGGCAACGGACTTGATCTGCTGGATTTGACAATTCAGATCGTGGGCAGCGTTGTAGCGGAGGTTCCCGAACCGATTCGTCCGTACATCATCAAGAAGATTCAGGAGAAAATTCCTGATGCAGTGCAGAAAGATTTGGAAGCACAGGGAAAGGCGGCCCCGGCAGAGAAGAAGGAAAAGCCTCCCGTTGGCGAGACGGCGGGGTTCCGCATGGCCCGGCAGTTCGCAGAAACGGAGCCGGGCTTCAAGGACTTCGTTGTGGCGCTGGCTAACAAACTGCAGAACGGTTGACCTTGGGGGGACAAAGCATGAACTGCAATGTGGAAATTATGGCCGTGGGGACGGCTGATGGTCTGGAAGTCAGCATTCACGGCGGTTCGGTTGGCATGATGACGGCGGCAGAGCTTATTGTGGCCCGTGTCCTTATGGAGGTAGCCGACGACGAGAAAAATCTGTCAGACCTGAAAGACAGCATGTTTGAGATCATCAATGAAATGGTCAAGGACTGCTGGGCAGAAAAGACGGCCAAGACGGAAGCTGAAAAAGAAGCGGCGGTGAGCCAGCTGAAAGCCTTTGTGGCAATGTTCTTTGAACCGGAGGACTAACACAAGGCGGTTCCAATGGCGGGAGGAACGAAAATAAAACCCGCTGCCAGAAATACAAGTGGAAAGGCGGGGAAGCGTGAGCAGTGAATTTACGCCCTTTGTGGCGGCGTCCATGCGGGAGATGCTTTTGGATATGCTCGAAAAGCACCCGGAGATTTTCGACAGACCGACAAGATACCCGGCAGGCCGGGAAGAATTTTTGAAACAAAAGGAGCCGAACCATGGATAACGAAAAACTGTACGAGGACATGAAGCCGAAAGAAAAGTTCGAGGTTCTCTGGGCGGAGAGCGGCCTTGCTGACCGTCCGGGCGCTGAAAACCTTTGGCAGCAGATGGTGGCTTTGGGATTCTTTGAAAAGCCTGCCAGCATCAAGCACCATTCCAACCATCCCGGCGGGCTGTGTGAGCACTCGGTCTGCGTGGCAGAGGCGGCAATGGAATTGTGCAGGGCAAATCACGCTTTCAAAAAGTGCCACCGGAATGAAGTTCTTGCAGCGGCGCTCCTGCATGATTATTGCAAGGTGGGCCAGTACCGCGATAAGGGAAACGGTGAGTACGAATATTTTGACGCCGGTCTGGTGGGCCACGGAGAAGGAAGCGTCATTATGGCACAGCAGTATATCAAGCTGACGGCGCGGGAGATCGTGGCGATCCGCTGGCACATGGGTGCCTACAGCGGAAAGCAGGACTGGGGAACGCTCAGCGCCGTTTATGACCGCTACCCGGAAGCCCTGTGTCTGCACTTTGCAGATATGATCGCCACCCACTACGACGAAGTTCCTTTTTGAGGCTGTAAATGAAGGTACATAACAGAAGTCCCACCGAAAAAGCCCTGCACAAAAATGAACAGTGCAGGCATACGTTCGAGATCACCCACAAGCGGTGTGCGCCGTGCAGTGGATATGACACGAACTGTGAACGTTACGAAAAGACCAAGGGTGCTGCTGATACAAAAACATCTAAGGTGTAAATGAGCCGCCACGCACCGCGTCAGCGCGGCGGCTTTTATATGGCGCGGGGCTGATCCTTGAAACGACGCAAGGAAAAGCCGCCTGCGGGGCCGCACCCCGCCCGCGCCGCTTTGCTGCAGGTATTCATGGAAGCCGGTGCGTTTGTCCATAATTTGGCGCACCGGCAGGGGCAGAGGGTGCCGTATGGCGGCGTTTCTCCCGTGTAAGCTGGTGCAAGACCACGCTGCCTTTCTGCCAAGCTACGCCCGCATGACGGTGCGGAAACCGATTTGGGCGTGCACGCCGCATGAGCGAAGAAATGCCTTGTCCGATCCACCCAAGCCAAAGGTGGAAGGTCTGCTTGACCAAGACCGGCCCGCCGCGCTGCTCTCTTGCGCGGTGGGTTCTGATATGCGGGTGTAGCAAGGAAGTTGTCCGCCGTTCTGATCCCCCATCGGCAGGCAAGCCGGTTCGATTCCGGCCACCCGTGCAAGAAATAAAAGAAGGGAAAAAGTAATGAAGGGACACTACATGACGTTCAGGTGCAGGCTGTGCGGGAAAACATTCACCAACGGCGGAACTGGTGACGAATGGACAGCTCGGAAAGCAATGGCTAATGCAGCGCTTGCCGCCAGCGGGATTGAGCCACCGACAAAACTTGAAAACCAACCGCTTATGCATGAAACGCATTGCTGCGAAGATGGAAGTTTTGGCGTCGCGGATTTTCTGGGGATGAAGTATGAGGCAGAAGAATGATTTGCAAGGAAGGGCTGATGTATGCAGTCGATTTTGAAATACCCAGGAAGTAAGGGAAGAATTGCGGACTGGATAGTTGAACATATCCCTCCGCATGATTTTTACGTCGAACCATTCTTTGGCAGCGGCGCAGTGCTATTCGCAAAACCTCGCAGTGCGGCGGAAATTGTAAACGATGTTGACGGTAACGTTGTCAATTTCTTTCGGGTGTGTAGGAATATGCCGGAAGAACTGGCGAGGGCACTTTACTTGTCTCCGTGCAGCAGAGCGGAATATGAAGCCGTGGAAGAAGATGGAGCGGGGAAAGAACTGCACATGACGGGTGATTCCTTGGAAGATGCAAGACGCTTTGCAATACGGTGTATTCAGGGCACCGGCAACAGGCTAGGTCAGCGTGTGGGCTGGAAAAAGGACGTAAACAACGTCGCAAGCAATACAGCACGGAGTTGGAGCTATCTACCGGACAAAATTGCACCGGTAGCGGAGCGTCTGCGTGGCGTTGCTATTGAGAATATGGACGCATTCGAGCTGATAAAAAGGCACAACACGAAAAGGACATTTCTATATTGTGACCCGCCATACCTCGAAAGCACCAGAGGTGGAAACATATACCGGCACGATATGCCAGACAGGAGAAGTCACGAAAAACTTTTGAAGTTGCTGCTGAACCACAAAGGTACAGTGATTTTAAGCGGGTATGAGAATGACTTATACAATGAAACTCTGGTTGCTGCAGGGTGGAACAAGGATAGCAAGGAAACATATGTTCAAGGTGGAGCACATCGGACAGAAACGATTTGGTTCAATTTCGATTATGAACCGGAGCAAACGATGTTTGAAATGGGGGAAATGCTGTGATCCATTTGGGCGACATTACTAAAATCCATGGAGACCAGATTGAACCTGTGGACTGCATCACGTTTGGTTCGCCCTGTCAGGATTTGTCGATGGCAGGCTTGAGAGCTGGCCTTGAGGGTAAAAATTCTGGCCTGTTCACAGAAGCCATTAGAGTTATTGCAGAAATGAGGGTAGCCACAAATGGAATGTATCCAGCTTTCGCTATCTGGGAAAATGTTCCCGGAGCTTTCAGCTCAAACGGTGGAGAAGATTTCAGAACCGTGCTGGAAAAACTTGCCCGCGTGGCAGAACCAAACGTTTCAATTCCTCGACCTGCGGGGGGGGGACGATGGTGCAAGGCCGGGGCAATCATCGGAAACGGCTGGTCTCTGGCATGGCGGCTGCTGAACGTTGGGGAGTGCCCCAGCGTAGAAAGCGTATCGCTGTTGTCGCAGATTTTGGAGGTCAACGTGCCGCAGAAATACTTTTTGAGCGCACGGGCTTGTCAGGGAATCCTGACAAGAGCATCCAGACGTGGCAAAGCGTTACAGGATTTATTCAAAACTGCCCTGCTGGACATGATCGAGTGGTGGAAGGAGGGGCGGCCTACACCCTGAAAATCCGTTCAGGGTGCGCCGGAGGTGGCAAAGGCGCACTGGTGCAGACGGAAAAGACGGGGACGCTCTCGACGCTTCAAGACCAGACTGTTTTCCAACCAATCGTTTTTGACGCCCGTGGAAATGGTGACGGAAAGACGGTTCCGACGATTACGGGAGATCATGAGAGCCGCGTCACAGACTATACAGCTATTGCGGTCGATCTTTACAACGGAGTTGTTACCGGAAGCCAGGCGGCAGCCTTGAACAGCAAGAATACCGGGACGACAGCAGGGCCGAAGGTCGTTGAAAGAAAGACCTACAGCGAACAGACCTTCTCTACATACAAGGAAAGCGACAGTAGTGCAACGCTGAAAGCGAAAACGGGGAATATCGGTAATGGCAGCGAATGCCTTGTGGCGGAACGTGTCGTGCGTTGGATCGTCCGAAGATTGACCCCGACGGAATGTGAGCGCCTGCAGGGCTACCCAGATGGGTGGACGAACATCGGAGAATGGACGGACACCAAAGGAAAAAAGCATAAAACGGCAGATACACCGCGTTATAAAGCGCTGGGAAACAGCATTGCCCTTCCGCAGTGGTTCTGGATTGCCCAGAAGATGCGGCCATACCTGAAAGATAAGCCAACACTGGGAAGCCTGTTTGATGGAATTGGCGGTTTCCCCCTTGTGTGGGAGACGGCATATGGAGCAGGTACAGCGGTGTGGGCGTCTGAAATTGAAGAATTTCCAATTGCAGTAACAAAAAGGTGGTTTGGAAATGACACGGAAAATGAAAGCAATTCTGGTGCTGTTCTTCGCGGCTGAGATTATCAACAGCGTAAAGGTCGGTGTGCTGAAAAGCCGTATTGCAGACCTTGAGACGCAGCGGGACATTTACGCAAGCCGGGCGCAGCACTGGATCGACCGGGCAGTAGAGGACGAAGAGGTTATAGATTCTATGCAACTTCGCCTTGACGCGTTGGCGGACGGGAAGGTTAAGCTGGAAGATGCAGGAGTGTTTTTCTGCACGGCCTATTGCACAGAGCAATACCCGCATATCTGTGGGGAGGGTCACGGAATCACAGCCAGCGGCCAGCCGATACAGACGGGCGTAACCGTGGCGGCGGATCAGTCGATCTTCCCGTATGGCACAGTTTTGTACATTGAGGGCGTAGGAATCCGCATTGTGCAAGACAAGGGCGCGGGAGTGCAGGGAACGCACATTGATGTTGCAGTTGATACCCATGAGAACGCGCTGGCGTGGAGCGGGTACGGTGAGCATCAGGTGTGGATTTTGAAAGGAGAATGAATCATGCCGAACTGGGTAGAGGGAAAACTGAAAATCCGCGGGAAACCGGAAGATATTAAGCGGTGGGTGGAGGAATGTCTGCATTGCTACACTACGAACTGGCTGGGCGACGGTGCACACACGGAGCTTGTAAAGGGTGCTGTCCGATTTGAGCACGACCCAGACAGCGAAGAAATGTACCTGTATGTAGACAAGAGCGCTCATATCGAGGGGACGAGAAGAAACTTCATAGAAAAAGGCGAGTATGTGGACTTCTGCGAAGAGGGCAAGAAGTCGATCCTCGTTGTGAACATGAAAGCTGCATGGAATATCGAAGAGCAGCCCTATATTGAAATGTCCAAAAAGTACAACTTGGATTTTAGAGTGTATGGCTACGAAATGGGCATGGAGTTCAACAAGGAAATCGAGATCGTAGAGGGCGAAATCGCAACATATCGACTGATTCAATTTAAGGACTACAAATGGGAATGCCCCGACCCGAAACTTGGAGGGTGAGCGGAATGACAAAAGAAGAAACTATTGCAGCAACAATGGAAAGGGCATATCGCGCGGGCGTGATCGGGCGAGCCGAAATGTTCAAGATCAAGATTATGCTCATTGCGCACAACGCCTACAAGTTTCAGGGCTGTGCGCAGATTTACCGCAATTACTTGCCGCAGCACATCGCAATCCATGTTCGGAAACAGTACCTCGAAGAAAAAAGGAAAAGAGCAGAAATGCCGATTCTCACCATAACGGAAAAGATACCGCCGGAAAAATAAAGGAGCGGAATATAGATTAATGAAATAGGATTGATTGATGTAGATGTTCCAAGAGAGATACGACGGCTTCAACGATGGTGCAATAGCCCGATGATCTTTAGGAGCTGCCCAAAGTTTGAGAACTACAAATAAGGTGAACAAGATGAAAAATGAAAAAGCAGTTATGCCGATGCGTAGCGTCAACGCAAACCCCGGAAAGTATGTCAGCATCATTACGAACTTTGGCTGTCATTACACCTGCCCGGAGTGCATCGTAAGAAACAATGGGCTGAAAATGAGCGAAACAGACGATTTCAGCACACAGGAACCGCTCAACAAGGTGCTCTGCAAGGAAAGGCCGGAGTGGGTTTCGGTGTCCGGTGGTGGCGATCCGCTGTTCCATTGGAAAGATCATTGGTCATTCTACGAGGGCCTTTTCCACACGGCAGAGCGGCGAAACGTCAAGTTGGAAATGCACACGAGCTATCTCCCGGATAGCCCGGAAGTGCAAGACTTCCCGCTTAATTGGTTTGAACGGGTGGTGTACCACATCCATAAATTCGACGATCTGCTCCACGTTAAAAGAAAGTTCGGTGAGATCGTCCGCGTGGTATTTGTCGTTGACGACAATATGACCGAACAGGATGTGCTTTTCATCGCCGGTTATGTGGCGGGCAGCAAAGAGATTGACGAACTTTCTTTCCGCCAGCGGGTAGATGAAAACTACAAGGAAACCTACCACCTCCACGATTTGCTGACGGAGTATCACAAGAAGCTCTGGTGGTACATTACCCAGTGCGATTATAACCTCTACTTCCATAATGGCAAGGTGTACACGAAGTACACTGATATTTTTACGGAGGGCAAAGAGTGACACAGTATTGCCGGTATTGCTCTCTGGCGGTTCTGAATGACGACGATTTGATTTACTGCGAAGCCAAAGACGAAATGCGAGAGGGCAAGCAGATAAGAAATCCGAACAAGTGCAAGCACTTTGAGTTCAACCCGGTGGACGTTCTGGACGAGAACAAAAAGTATAGACCGAGAGAACCGAAGAAGAAAAACATTGAGGGGCAGGTGAGCTTCCTGTAATGGGATTATCAAAGTGGCGTCCCTATTTACCACGATCCGATTTAATCCAGCTTTCGCCCGTACATAAACGCATGAGCGAAAGTTGAGGAAACATGATTCTTTTTATTATCGGCGCACTGTTTGTACTGATTGCGCTGGCTATCCTGATTTTCTCGGATGATGCAAAAAGAACCGCAATCATCCCGGCGGTGGTGGCCGTCATTTTTATCGGCATTTCCTGTGTGTCCTATGTCCCTACCGGCTATACCGGCATCGTCACGACCTTTGGCAAGGTTGAGGATGGTACGAAGGACGCAGGCGTTGTGTTCAAAGCCCCGTGGCAGTCCATCGTGAAGATGGATAACCGTGTTCAGGAAATGAGCATGGACTTGTCAGCGTTCAGTTCTGACATTCAGGAAGTCTCCACCAGTGTGGCGGTTGGCTACCGGATCAATCAGGCAAATGCAATGACCATCTACAAAGAGGTCGGCAAAAAGTATGAGGACACCCTGATTACTCCTCGTGTCCTTGAAACGGTGAAAGCTGTGGTTGCCCACTACGATGCAAGCAGCCTGATTTCCAACCGGGATGCAGTCGCTTCCCAGATGGACACGAAACTGCGGGAGGTGCTGGCACAGTACAACATCGACCTGCAGTATATCAGCGTAACCAATTTTGACTTCACTGACACCTTTACCGATGCGGTGGAAGCAAAAGTCAAGGCCCAGCAGGAAAAGGAAAAAGCCGAGACTGACGCCGACAAGCGCCGTGTCGAAGCACAGGCCACGGCGGACGCTGACCTGATCGCGGCCAATGCGGAAGCAGAAAAGTCCAAGGTGGCAGCGGATGCAGAACTGTATGTTGCAGAGAAAAAGGCGGAAGCAAACCGCGCTCTGAATGACAGTTTGAACAGCAACCTGCTGGAATACTACAAGATCACCGATGTGGAATCCCGCTGGAACGGTGAACTGCCTGCTTACGTTGGCGACGGTAACAGCATCCCCATTATCAACGGCATCAACTGACCTTTGGAGCCGCCCCAAGCGGCGGCTCCTTTTTATGTGAGCATAGGGAATAGGCCCCACCCGGTTCAAGCCCGGAAGTGCCCACCGAAAGAAAATAAGCAGAAAGGAGCAGAAAATGGCAAAGTTCAGCATCATGTTGTTCGGCATTGACAGCTACACAAAAAACCAGATGCAGCTGCCGTATAAGCTGGACGCAAAAAGCGCAGATGTAGCACTCCGTGAGGCACGGATGTGCGCAATGACCTTTTATCCGAGGTTTGAGGAAACAGAAAAACCGGACGTGGAGGTGGTCAAAAGATGAAACTTTCTGCACTGGCTGCCCAGATTAAAAGTTGCGGTCATTGTGAGGTAATTAACAACGGTGGCAGGATTTTTGTTGGCACGGGAAGTGCGTTCTACTGCATGGACGGCTACCCCAGAACGCAGGATGCGGGAGAACTGGGTGCTATGCTGGGTATTCCGCAGAAGAAGATGAAGAACATCTTCTATCACGAAGAATACACAATCGACGGGAAACTGTACGGCGTAAAGTGGGACGACGAACCGGAACATGAAGGAAATACCTCTGAAATCAAAACTCGGATCGCGGTCAACGGAGAAGAACTTATCGCGTTGCGAAATCCTGATGGCGGTGTTGGTTTCATCCGGTCGGAGTTGCTGAAACCGGTGGAAGGTGAACTGAACAAGGAGTTTGCACAAATTTGTGTGCGTCCTGCCAATCAGGACTGCAGGTTCATCTATGCCGTAAAAGACGGCATGATCCTTCGGGCGTTGATAGCGCCTATGAACATCAAGGACGATGTGGCGGATGATCTGGACGAAATCATCGCGGAACTGATGTCCAGACGGCAGCAAAATATCGTCAAAAAAATGCATGACGATTTGCAGGACGTGATTGCACAGGAAACTGCAAAGAAAGCCGCGCAGGTTGAAAACAAACAGGAATAACAGGAAAGGAAAACGACCATGAGCAAGATTTTGAAAAGCACAACTTTGGGCAATGTAAAAAATGGCGGCATCTTCAAGGCGCTGGGCAAAGAGTTTGTGAAGCTGGATGCAGACGAACACGGTTGTCTGGTGCTGGCAAAGGACATTTGGACGAAAATGCCGTTCCGTGACGGCGACGACCCGGAGTGTCCCAACGATCTGCGCCGGAGCGATGTTATGAAGTATCTGGGTAACTGTCTGGCAGAGTTTACCGAGAAGGGTACGCCGCTGGATACATTCATTCCGTTCAAAATCGACCTGCAGGACACGACCGGACAGACCGAATACGGAACCGTTGAATACAGAATCGGCCTGTTGACCCTGCGTCAGTATGGAAAGTATTGGCGGCTGATCCCGAAGGTAGATACGCCGTGGTGGTTGGCGACGCCTTACGGTACGCCGAATCGCTCTCCGCGCACCAGCGGTGGCGGCAGCGTCTGGTACGTCGGCACCGATGGCTCCAACTACTACGGCTGGTGCCTCAGCTCCTATGGTGTTCGCCCCGCTTTGTACTTCCCCTCTACACTCTGGGTCTCTACCGAGGATGAAGGAAAAGCCGGTTTTTCCCTTGCCAATGTTCCATTGGATGACCTGCTGGCTGAAATCAAGAGCCGGGCGGAGGAATGAACATGGATGTTATCACAAAAGATGTCCGTGCTCTGGCAAAGAAGGAGCTGGCAGCAGCAAATCGCCGGTTTCGGATGTTCGCAAGTCCGCATGAAGGGTATGCGGTAATCCGGGAAGAACTGGACGAACTGATAGACGAGGTGCGGAAGCTCCACTTTGGATTGACGATCCGGTTGTGGCGGGGTGTCAAGAGAAACGAACCCATGAAGCGGGAATACCTGAATCTTATCTATGATACGGCAATCCATGCAGCGGTGGAAGCTATTCAGCTGGCCGCAATGGTCAAGAAATACGAGCGCAGCCAGCGGCACGACTGGCCGGGCGGCAAGGTTCCGGATTATGAAACGGTGCCTGAACCTCTGAAAAAGAAAGGCGGGGAAAAGGTATGATTTTGGCAAAGGATGATATTGAAAAGGCAGTCAGCTGGTGGGCTGGAAAGCTGATGGATCACCAGCCGCATAGCAACGGAGACGATAGCTTTACCTCTGTTGCAGTGTGCTTCCTTGCGGATACGATGCGACAGAGCGTTACGCTGGATCAGCTGAACACATTCAAGGCGGCATTGGCAAAAAGCATTGAGGAATACGCGAAAAGCATTCAAACTTTCGGCTTTTCCATCGGGAGTGATTACGGCCCGTGCAAAATGCTGGCCGATGCTGCCGCCGAAGCTGGCATCGACAGAGCAAACTTTCCGTTCAAGACGACAATGTTTTTTACGGAAAAAGAGGGGGTTCTGGTACGGGATGGCTACGGTGCCCCGGCTGTCAGGATTTGTTGAGGTGACAGAATGGTAACAAAAAATAAGACCCCGGCAGAGGTTGAGGCCGTGACCATCACCATGAGCCGGGAGACAGCACAGGCCGTGAAGCAGGCGTGCGAAGAATACCTCCGGTTCCGCATGGGCCAGTTTGAGGACTTCACCAATGAGGTTTGCTGCTGGGATTATGTGGACAAGATGGAAAAGCGGTGCCACACGACCGAAGAACGAAAGCAGTTTCATAAAGACCACGAAGCGGATTTTCTCAAGTGTATGCGGCTTCGTAACCAGATGCGGCAGGGCATGGACGCACTTTGGAGACAGAATGTTCCGCTTGCATCTATCGACACAACCATGAAAGAAGCATACAGAGCAGAAACCGTTTGGCTGACGATCCGGTACGCGCTTGCGTGGCACGACTTCCCGGAGGGTGGACAGTGGGTCGATTTCTATGAACCGATGAACCGTTCGGATCAGCCCATGCCGAAAGTGGAACTGAAACTGAAAGGCGAAGAAAAATGACGATCACAACATACCCGGACGGTCATTCCGTCCAGCAGGGAACACCGGAAGAACTGGCGCAGTTCATTTTCGCGGCGACGGAGGTTCAAACCTTGCAAAAATTCAAAAGTCTGGTCGAGGCAATCCCGGCGGAAATGGAGAAACAAAGGGATATTGTGGTGACGATACCGGATTTGCCAAAGAAGAAGCGAACGCCCAGAAAGAAAGCGGGAAAAGAAAATGAAAGAAAAACGTCTGGTTGATGCAAACCATTTCATGCAGGTACTCAAGAACATAGAGTATGCACTGAAAGGGGAGCTGACACACGGGAAAATCAAAACCAGTGTAGTGCAGATGATCGAGGGCAGTTTGAATGCCGAACCGACCATTGCCCCGGAGAGCCTGCAACCGCTGACATACAACGAGAACCGGGACTACATAGACTGCGACGAATTTATTTGCCACAAGTGCGGCATTCACGTTGAGGACTGGAAGCAAATCAAAATCGACCCGGACGACGGGGAGAAAGAACTTTGCGAGTACAAGTTTAAGCACTGCCCAGAGTGCGGCGCAAAAGTCACTTCACACAAAAGCTGTGAATTTTGCAGGTGGCATTTGCAGGACGGGACGTGTTTCAACAAACATCATTCTCAGCCCGTGACAGGCCGGGAAGCTTCCTGCTGGAACTGGGAGGAACGTGAGTGATGGAAAAAGAGTGTTTCACCTGCGCATGGCATGATAACTTTTCATGGGTGTGCTTCAATGGAAATTCTGAGCATCGGGCGGATTTCACAGACCCGGAAGATAGCTGCCCTGTGTGGGAAGGAAGGGAAGATAGTGATGAAAAAGAAGAAAAGTGAGTTCGGCGCTTACGCTATCGGCTGGCTGTACCTGCTGGCACCGGTGATTATTCTTGCCGTGGTGCTGGTGGTAAAGTATTTTATTGCAGCATCCGACCTGCCGGATTGGTTCAAATTCGCCCTGCTGAAATAAGCAAGACAAGCCCTCTACCTTATATATAAAGAGCGTCCGTCGTTAAATTGCCGCCCTGACGAGGCGGCAAGGGGCTTGTATATCGGAGCTAAACTAAGGGACATTCTGAGAAATCAGAGAAAAACAGGAGCTTTCCCCCGGCGGGGAAAGGGAGTGCAGAGGGAAAACGAGGGCAGCGTTCTGATGGCTTGCCGGAAGCAGGATCGTAGGGAACGCGGCCCGGTGTTGTTCCTCTGCATCGTTCCCTTCTCGTGTTTGTGGTTCAAGATTCAGAAAATTCCATGACGTGTACGGAAAGGAGGACGTGGAGAGCATGACCGCGGGTTTCAGAGTACGAGAGCAAAAATTTATCTGCGGCAAAGACTATGCCACGGCTGACACCATGCAGGTGGATTTTTTCGAGATCACGGAACAGCAGCACAAGGCCAGCACCCGCAAGAAAAAAGAGCTGGCAAGCTCCATTGCGAAGGAAGCGTACAATTTGCGAAAAAGTGGACGGTATTTAGAGCTGTTGGTTCAGCGCAACTTCCACAAGAGCGATTATTCTGTTACATACACCTATGACGATGAACACCGGCCCGACCCGGCGGACACAAAGCGTGTGGATAAGGATTTTTCCGCCGCCATGAAAAAGCTATACCGGATGTGCGATAAAAAAGGCATTCGGCACCCGAAGTGGATCGTCGTGCATGAATACTCGACGTATGTTGACGGGGTGTGGGTGGGAAAGCACCATCACCATGTCATTATGCAGCGCGTTTACGGTCTGACCCGTGAAATGGTAGAGGAAGCGTGGAGCGGGCGCGGCATGGCCCGTTGTGAACCTCTGCACTTCGATCATGGCTACATCACGAGCCTTGCAAAATACATCATGAAGAACGTGCGGTGCAAGCGCCATTGGCGGCAGAGCCGCGGGCTGAAACCGCCGAAAATGCCCCGCCCGAACGATGGGAAAATGAGCCGCAGTAGGTTGAAAGACGTTTGCGAGAACCGTCTGGAAGATCGTGCATTCTGGGAGAAAATGTACCCCGGATACACCCTGCATTACTGCGAACCTATCATCACCGGCAACAACACCCGGCACCTGATCGTGCGCCTATATCGCAAAGAGACCGGGATGCAGCAGAACAGGAGGAACCGGCCTTGAGTATGAGGATGGAACTTTCTGACCTGCCGCCAAAGTATCGGGCACAGGCAGAAGCGCAGATTGCAGCCAGAAGCAGAGCAAAAGCACCGACGCTGGAAGCCGTGGCCGCAGCCGCCAAGAAAACAGGACGGGAGTTTGACAGCAGGGGCGAGTACGACTACTACATGGGAATGATTCTGCCTAAAGTCCAACGGGGCGAGGTTGTGAAGGTAGAATCACACCGCAGGTTTACCATGTTGCCGGAAAAAGAGTACGGAAATGTGAAACTCCCGGCGATGCGCTATACACCGGATTTTGTGCTGACCTACGCAGACGGCACAGTTGAGGTGGTAGAGGTGAAAAGCAAATTCACCCGGCGGCAGCAGCGTGATTATATCCACCGCCGCCGTATGTTCATCGACCTTGTGGCGGAGCCGCGGGGCTGGCGCTTTGTGGAGCACATTACCCCTGATACTGCCGCTGAAATCAAAGCATGGAAGAAGTGCGCCCAACAGACCAAAAGGAAAGGATGAAACAGCATGAGTAGAGGAATCCCAAGGGCAGTGTCTATGCATATGGCACAGAACGCCTTTGCCCGGTGTGCCGAAAAGGTGAACACCAGAAAGAATCTGACACTGAACAGGCAGGCCGTTGGCGAGGTGGTGAGCTACTGCACCATGATCGCCGCCAATGACACGTTGGATTTTGACAGGAACAAGCAGGAGCGGCTTTGCACGGAAATGAACCACCGGGCAGAGGTGTACACAGTTGAAATGAGCGCCTACGGGCAGCCGAAAGCCCGCGAGAAGCTGAGAGAACGCACGGCACCGATGCTGGATAAGCCGTTTATCCTTCCGGCGGGGCAGTACCCGCGCAAACAGCGTGAAAAGGACGCACTGGCCGAACGGCGGGCCGCTGGGGATCTCGTGATCCGATTCTTCATCGAAGCGCTGGATTCTATGGGCTATGATCGTGCCCAGATCAACAGCACCGTGGAAGAAGCCAGAAAAAACTATGAACAGTTCCTCGAATGGGCAAAAGACGGGGAGTATGTGGCGTATACCAAACTGGGCCGGTGTGTCGCCCAGATGACCGGCGGCAGTACGGAGGTTGCGCGTGTGCCCGGTGCAGGGCCTATCTTCTCGACAGAATTTTGACGGTACGGAGCGTAGGAGGGCAAAATGCAGGCAGAAGAAACGAAAATGATTTTGCGCTACTTTGGCGGGATTGAAGCACAGCTTGATGATGTCAACATTGAGCTGGCAGAACTGCGAGACCGCTACAATCCCATCAAGGGCATTGCTATGGACGGTATGCCGCACGGCAGCACGCCGGGAGATAGTACCGCGTCGCTGGCTGTGAAACTGGCCGATGATGTGGAGTGCCAGCGCCGGGAAAATGAACTTCGTGTTCGGCAGGATGTTCTCCGTGCGGATCAGACAACAATCCGGGGGCAATTAGACCGGCTGAACAGTCGTTACAAAACGATCCTGTGCGGGCGGTATGTCTACAGTGATCCGTCGTTACAAAAAGGCTGGAAAACCATAGCCCGCGAACTGAGAAAAACAGAGATCACAGCCCAGCGGTGGGAAAAGTTCGCGCTGGTCGTTCTGGGTTCCATGCTGGATGAAGTCCCGATGGTCGAAGAACTGCTCTCACGCGCGTATGACGCGCGCGATTAAAAGGGGCTGTAAAATGGCTTATGCCTGATTTTTGATAGAAAACCTGCAAAAACAGGCCCTTAGAATCGAACTTCAGCGATCTTAATTCGTGCCGGAAAGACACTATAGGGTAGAGAATGAAGCGAATTTATGCGCGTGCAGAATGAAGGGCTTCCGCGAAACCTCCGAACCGCTCAGAAAAACAAACTTGCGAATCGTCAAAAACAGAAATCCCCCGGCGGGTAATTCCGTCGAGGGATTTCGTGCGTTTATGGTTCGTTTTTCTTGATGATGATTTTCGGAACGGTGGGCGGTTCGCCGTGCTGCTTCATGTACTCGGCGATTTCGTTCGGCAGGCCAACAGGAAAGCCGTTTTCGTCCAGCGGCCCGTCATACCCGGAAAAATCCACAACATGAACCGTGGGCGGTTCCTGCAGGGTGCCGCAATACTGGCCGTCCTCATAGTTTACATCCGTGACACGGTTCCAATAGCCAATGTCGCCGTGCTCGGTCTGGGCAGCTTCCATTGCGGCGTGGGCCTGTTCCTCGGTCAGTCCGTCGAACGTGGCGCGTGTGCCGTCGGCAAAACTGGCAACCAGACGCCAAGGTGCAAAAAATTCGACTTCGTTCGTAAAAATGCCCCCTTTTTTGCAAATTCGTTGCTGGAATTGAACTTTTCGTGCTTGAAAAGTCCAATTTCGTTAGTGAAAGTATATCACAAGATGCCCCGGCATGGAACCGGGGCACGGGTCATTCTTGTTCCTCTAAGCGCTTGCGAAAGGCTTTGTTCACAGTGTCGTACTGCTTGTTCAGAACGTCGTTGCCGTGGTCGTACTCGCTTGCCCACGAAAGCAGCTTGTCGGACAGACACCGGCAGGCAGCCGCCATGCAGACGCAATATTCGTTGTGGGTGTTGGGCAGGGGAAAGCTGCGCAGGATGTACATTTCATCGAAAACGGTGTGCCGGACTTCAATGCGTCTGTTCCAGATCGTTATGTTGACGGTGGCTAAGTGGCGGCAGGAAGTGATCCTGTGCAGGACTGAGAGAAAGCGTTCGTTGGTTGTCATGGTTCGTTGCTCCTTTTCGTGGTGGTGATGTTCAGCGTGCCGGGCGGCGCTGGAAGATAAAGCCGGGGCTGTGCTCGGCCATCCATGCAACGGCATAGTCGGCTTGATCCTTGAGGAAGCGCGGCGCATATACTTTGCCCATGCCGCGTGTGCCTTTCCATGGATTGCAAAGCGTGAAGCGCTTTTCGTTGGGGCCTTTGCAGTAAATGAAGTAGTACATTCGTTTCGTCCTTTCGTGATTCACCCCGGCGGGGCAGTGGATCGGCATTCAACCGACTACAAAATGAAGTCAATTCTCCTATTTTCCCCGGCGGGTCGGGTTGTCAGCAGATGCTTTGTGCGATTTCGTGCAGCGTCTTTTCCTGATCCCGGAGATAACGCGCATTGTCGGCGGCGTGGATGAACTTTGGGGAACCGTCCTCGTTCGTTTCAAGGGCCAGCCTTTCCCACGCTTCAATTTCGCCGTTGCGGTACTTCGTGGAAGTGAGAAGGTAGAAATACAGGGTGTTCCACTGGTCATTGGTGAGGGTGACGGTGCGCAGACCGCCGCCGGATTCAGTGCTTTGCTGTTTGGCTGTCATGGTTCATATCTCCTTTTCGTGTTTTGCGATGCTCCCGACATTTATGCCGGGAAGATGGGGCGGGGCCGCTTTCGTGCGGTGCGGCCCTGCTGGGGTGTCCGCTTTTATCATTCGCTTTCGTTGCCGTCCAGAAACTCCATGACGCGGTGCGCTGCATATTTGGCGTTTGCGGTAAGCTGGCGCTGCCAAGCGCCCTGACTGGGTGCCCACCGGAAACCGTTCTCTTTGAGCATGGCGCGGGTTTCATCGTCCGGCTTTCCGGGAAAGATGAATTGCACGCGCATGATTTCGTTGTTCTCGCGGTAGGTGTAGCCGTCGTGCTGATCTTCAACGGGGCCGGATGCAGCGGCGGCCTGTGCTTTGTTGAGTTCGTCAAGGCGGGTCTGAATCCGTTTGATCTTGCCGCGGATACTGGTCAACTCAAAATCACCGTAGGGCTTGCGGTACAGGCTCATTGAAAAGGCGTCCGGGCTGGTGAGCGCATCGGCCGCCGCGTCGCTCATGTTGGAATAGCCGCGCAAGGTTTTGTGCTTCCGGTAATAAGCATTGGCACCCTTGCAATATTCGAGAAGGTCTTGCTCTTTGTTCAGCTGATCCGTGAGCAGTTCGCGGGCGTGGGGGTCGGCCAGATCAATGGGGCCGGTGCCAACGGCCTTGATTTTGTTCAAAATGGCTTCGATTTCTTCATATTCGCGCCAAAGCGAATCCTCGCGGGCGTTCTGCTTCTGTTTCTTCCGCACCGGGAAGTTGCCAGCACCGCACACCAGCACAGAGGGGCAGCTTGCACCGTTCCGGTTGTGGTCGTCCGTCCACTGTGCAAGGCGACGGGCGTAGCTGTCAAGCAGCGCGTCCAGCTTTTCGTGATAGTATGGGCTGACTTTCTGCTTCTTTTCTTCGACCAGAGCGGCGGCTTTGTCCACGCTGGCACGGTATTCTCTGGTTGCGTAGCCGTCCGGGTAGGTGCTCATGCTGCGCATATCGTGGGAAGCACGGGCCAGATTTTCGTTGATGGGATAGTATGTTGTCATAATTCGTTTGCTCCTTTTCGTGTTTCGTGTTGTGCCTTTCGGCTGGGATCGGGTCGCTTTACGGTGCGGCCCGTCAAGGTATCCGGCGCGGATCAGATGCACCACGGCGCGGCGTTGTACGCTGCATTCTGCTGGGCGGCGAATGCGTACAAGTGGTTTGAAGTCTTTACAAGCGCTTTCTGTAAATTCGTGTCTGCCGTGGCCTGTTCTTCGCACTGGTAAATGTAGCAGTCAAGCAGCTTCAGGAATTTGAAGAAATCAGCATCGAGAAAATAATGCTTGTTGTAGTCCAGACGGTGCAGCAGGTGCGGCACATTGTCCGGCATGGCTGGCACTTCGTCGGTTTCGTCCGGCTCGACCTTATAGCGCCCTTCATACGCCGCTTCGTTGTGCCGGTACAGAACGGGGTAGATTCGGCGGTCGTCATACAGAAAATCGTGCGGGTATCTGCAAGCGCCCAGCGCGTCGCGCAATTCGTCGGCGGCGGAAAGCTGGCACATTTCGGATTGATTGAGCAGGTACGACAGACCGTGCGCAACGGTGGCGATGTGGGCGGGGGAAAGCATCATGCAAGACATAAATTCAAGCCTCCTGTTTTCGTTTTTCGTGTTTCGTGACGATCCCCCGGCGGGGTGCCGGTGGGAAGTGGGGCGGGGCCGCTTTGAGCGGTGCGGCCCTGCTGGGGTCTCCGTTTCGTGTTATGCAAAGCAAAGCTGCTGCACGGTGGGAACCATTTCGGGGGTCTTTGCCTTTTCCAGATTGTCAAGGGCCATTACAAACGCGGCGGCTTCGCGGTCGCTGCTGATAAGGTCGCCCATGTATTTATTGAACTTCTGGACGGTGGCGGCAAACTGGGGATCGTTGGCGCTCAACTCGTCGAACTTGTCCACGGCGTCGCAAAACTCGCCGCTTTCGTGGTCGTCGTCGGTCTGGTACAGGCGGGAATAGTTCTTGACGAAAGCGTTTTTCAGTTCTTTCATGTTCGGCCCGGCGGGCTTCTTCTTTGCCGCGGCCTTTTTCGTGGGCAGCGGATCGACGTGCACCAGTTCCGGCAACTCGTGGTGTTCTTCGATGATGACCGGGGCGGGGGCTTCGGCCTTTGCCTTTTCGGCGGCTTCCTTTGCGGCTTTGGCCGCTTTCCGTTCGGCTGCCAGCTTCTTGTTATACTCAATA